ACCCAACCTGAGTGAGTTACACCTTCGTAAGTAAGGCTTGCTTTTACAATGGCCTCTGGGTTATAGCGTACAACACGGTAAACACGGCGATAAAAGTCTTCAGTGGCGCGATAGAATCGTGCAAAGTTACGAACACCAAATGCTAACTGGCTTTGTACTGCAGGGTTATCTACATAAGCAAGTGTTTGAAGACGTGCTCTATCTTCTGCAATCTCTGCTAACTTATAACGAGCATTTTCTGTAGCACGCTCAAGTGCCTTGGGTGCAGTAATACCTTTTGTATGGGCTGCAATAAAAGCCTCTTCAAAACCAGTGCTCTTAAACTGATTGCGAATCTTAATCATTTCAGATAGAACCATAGGCTCACGCGAGAAACGGGCATTAGCATTGCCTAGCCAGTCCCAACCCCACTCCATAAAGGATGAAGCATAATTGCCAGTATCGGTAATAGGAACTAACTGTGGTCCAACAATGTATGTTGGTACATCTGCCTCTAATTTAGGCAAATCATCTAAACCTAATTTACCGGTAATACGATATTCACCAAGTTCATCATCAAATGCACGTACCTTGCCAAGAAGTTCTTGGTTAATTTTGCCATCTTTTTTAACAAACAGTTGCTTTGCTGCATCATATATGCGCTTAGCGTGTTCATCTTTAGATATGCCACGTTCTTCCATACGGAAAGCTGATACTAACTTAGCGTTCTTTGGATCATTAAGCCACGTTGAAATCTTTGCAATAGCCTGAGCTTCACCAATACTATCATCTGCAAGATTAGCAACTGCAATGCGTCCAAGTTTATCATTTGAGTAATAACCAATACGCATAATCCAGGCAACCTGAGATGCCTCATCTGCAAGAGGTGCCATTTGCTTGTAGCCACCCTTGCCTCTACCAAGTGCTACTCTGCCTTTTTCAAGGTCATATGATAATTCTGCAGTGCGTACTTTATTCTTGCGCGTAAAGTTTACAGTGCGTGTATATGAATCAAGTCCAGTGAAGGCATTCTTTCCACCTTCAACAACATCCATAAGTGCATTATCTAAATCGCCATATTTAACTTGCTCGGCAAGTGCAAGACGATCAGCCTCAGTAAATTTACCAAGTCCTGTCTTCTCATAGAAACGACTTAGTTTACCTTCATTTAAGGCACGTGCAGTAATTTCACGGATTAACTTAATATCGCCATTTGCTGCTTCAATCTCAGCACCGTATCGCTTTGATTCTTTTCTGTTAACAAAACGCATAACTGAGCCAAGTGAATTGGCTGATACTTGATCAAAGGTTGTTAAACCCTTTTCCATCTGACGTGCTGTACGTAGACGTGTCGAAAGAGTACGTGCTTTTACCAAACCAAATGGTGACTCACCAATAGCAAGGTGGACCATTAAATCTTCTGTTGCATTACGCAGTGCGTAACGAGGACCTGCAAGTGTAAGAAATGACCAACCGGTGGTCATCTTCTCTACCCAGTTAGAGTGTGCTAATCCAAATACACGTTGGATAATTCCAGATCGTGCTGCTGCTCTATCAATGTCACGTACACTAAGTGTAGTTACATAGTCTGAAAGGTCAGACAGAATAAGGCCGACTTGCTCACCGTCTGGTAATGCAGCCGGATTATATCCATCAACTGTTGAAGCAAAAACTTTATTAGGACCCATACGCAAAGGGTCAGCAATAATCTTGCCTTCTTTGGTTACGTTAAGTCCACGAATATCTGCAATAGTAGATTGCAGTCCGTAGAAGATTTCCTTCTTGCGTCCTACTTCAGCATTATCAAATGCTTGGGCAATAAGTTTTGAATCACTTTGTGGCAATACCAAACGTGCGTAGCGATAAACTTTTTCAGCACCATCTACTGATGTAACATCAAAAAGGCTATCTTCAAAGAATGGCACAAGGCTACCTTTAGCCTTAAATCGGTCAATTCGATACTGAATCTGAGCCATTGAAAAACGTGCTGTTTTTCTTGCATTGGCTTGAGCTTTTACATTTGTAACAATGGTTTCTTTGCCGTCAATAATTGCTTTAGCAATACCATCATCAGTTGCAGCACCTGCAAAGTAAAGGTCATCAACAAAACGTGGACCAATTCTATCCATATCAAAGATACGGTTTGCTGTAGTTACTGTATTGACACGAGCCTGACGTAATATGTCCATACGTGGAATCATCACACGCTTGCGACCAATTTGGCCCTTCATCATTTCTGCTACTTGCTTGGCATTTCCAAAGAAAGCCTTAGCAGTCTCAGCATTAGTAATAGGTACATCAATATCAATAAATGATTTAATTACTGGATCACCAAACTCTGGCGCTAATACACGAAGACGATTTTTAGCGGCAACTGCATCTTTAGTAGCGCCTGATTCGATAGCCTTTTTGTAGTTACCAAGTTCTGCGCCATACTGATTCCAAAAGTTTTGTACTTGTGGTCTAGCAAATACTTCATCAACTTTGCCGCCACCGATAACTACATCTAATGAATAACGAGATATATCAACTGCACGCTTTACTTTACCAGCAATAAGCAGTGGGTCTGCAAGAACTCTATATGCTGCATCAAATGCACCTGATACTGCACGGTAAAAGAATCCTGAACCTTCAAGTTGTTCTGGTGTAACAAGATTTGCAATCTGACGACCAGGTGAGTACTTAGCTGCTTGTGTTGCATCTAGTGCATCTTGAAATAAATCATCTTTATTCTGTGCAGCAAGTGCCGCAACAGCTCGTTCTGCGTCAGTTCCAGATGATGCAATAGCGCTAAGTTTTTCTCCTGCTGCAACACGCATTGCTACATTTACACGGTCTTGACCAAACTTAGATACAGCCTTTTCAATACGACCTGGATTAAATACTTTATCGCCTTTGTCATTTGCGCGAGTCCAAGCATCTGCAAGATTTTTATTTTCTAAAACAGAGATAGCACCGGTTCGATAAGCTCGGGTCATAAAATCAGATACTTCTGTAAGACCTTGTAAAAGAGATCCACCTGTATAGTGCCAAGCGGTTCCAAAGAATCCACGCTGTGGTTTAGCAGCAGGATTTTCTGTGCCAGCTACACGCTTAAGAGCTGCCTGTTGTTGAGGTGTCTTAGAAGCATATGCTTGTTCTGCAACTTTTTGCGGAAGGTTTGAAAGTTCTCTATGAACTGCAAGCGTTTGAGATAACGCTTCCATTTCTTTTTGTTCTTGTTGGCTTAAACCTGCAGCAGCAGCCGCCGCTTTTAGATTATCAGGCACTAATCACCTCGCGCAACGGCCTCAGAATACAAGATAGCAATAGAGCCATCTGTATCAAAAGGTAGCATCTTTGCTAAAGTATCTGAAGTCTTTGTAACTGACTTAGACATCATTAGCGCTGAAGATCCAACGCCTGGTCCAATATCTACACCTGATGAAATAGGTTCGTTAGGACGTTGAGTTTCTGCAAATAATGGAGTAACTGGCTCTTGTGCTGCTGCACGTACCTCTGATGCTGGCAATCCTCGCACTTCGCCAGTCTTAGCAAGTGGAGCGCCGGACTTAATAGCGGCTGTCTCTTTACCTTCTCCATATGCGATTGAACCCATATCAAGATTATCTGTACGTGTGGAATACATTCCAGGACCTGCAGGGCCAGCCAATGGATTCATTGGGGCTGTTGTCATCGGTCCTCCTCTAAAGTCTCTAGGTCTTGCGCCATCTGCTCCCACGCTTGATTAGTTTCAGTTTTGTGGTTAGCGTGGTAAATACTTAATTCATATAATGATTCAAAAAATCCTGTTGCAGCCTGCGCAAAATTAAAGGCAGTCTCTGCAAGTACTACTACAAAATCGGAAGAGCGTATAGGACGACGAATTCTATTATTGTCCATCGTCCCATACACCTTCCACTAAACTTATTATCCCTTTTTTACTGCTGTACCGCGACGGCCTGCTGGCATCATTCCGAAAAATACCTTGCCGCCTGCTGGCTTAGAGGTATCCTTCTTGCCTTCAACCGGCTTTGACACAGGTGCTGTTGCACGTGATCCTTTGTTCATATTTACACCTCCTCTGCTTAAGCTGCGCCGGATATACCAGCGAGTAGTTGGGCTATATCTGGACGTTGACCAGCAGCAGGGGCCATCCCACCTTGTTCTTGTGGTTGCGCTGAGGCTGTGGTAGGGGCCGCACCTGCCGCTGGAATCTGTTGCTCCATACCTGGTGCCATAGGTGGCATCTCTGGGGTTGGTGCTGGTTCTGGTGCAAATGCTTTTTCGATAATGTTCTCTAGGGCTTGTCCCTTTTGGCGACCTTGGATAACAGTTGCGATACGGCTGATAATCTCGGAAGGGTCTTGGCCTTGCGCCGCGAGTGCCGGTATCGCCTGAGCATACTGAGCAACAGCAACGCGCAAAGAATCGCGCATCTCTTCAATGTCAACACGTTGTTCCTCTTGTGTAACGTTAAGGTCCATTGGAATCTCACGACGTACATAGTCACGTGAGACGAGCTTATCTGAACGCATCTGTAGTAAAGCAATGATGGCGCGGTTGGGATCCATACCGGACATAATTCCGTAACGGACATCTACGCCGTACTCGCCCTTAATGTCGCGTGATGGGATATATTTAAGCACATACGGTGTTCCATCATCTGAACCCTTGATAGTCTTTGGAATACCACCAAAGATTTTCTCATCTGCTTCAAAACAGAT